GGTGGCATTAATGGCGATTTCAAAGTTTCCAACACTACCGCTGGCTCTGATGCACTTGTAGAAGCTGCAGACGGCCTACGAGATGGATTAAGTGTTGGTGCCCAGATAGACAAGTACGAGATGCGAGATGGCGTTATGCATGTCACCGCCGCAACCATCGTAGAAGTTTCTCTGGTACATGCTCCAGCGTTCGCTGATGCATTAGTAACAGATGTAGCGGCTAGTGAGGCCGAGACAGACCCAGAAGACACCGAACCACAGGAGGAAACAGTGTCAGAACAACCAATCGAAGATGTAGCGGTAGAAGCCGCTGCTGCTCCAGTGGTACAGGCTGCAAGCCCAATCACCACTGCACCTCGCCTTAACATCACCGCTGCAGGTTATGTAGAGGCTTCAATCAAGGCTCTAACTGGTGATGACGATGCTCGTCAGTATGTTCGAGCAGCTGATGACAGCACCTCAACCAACACTGGACTAACGCTTCCACAGCACTTGCAGGAATTTGTTACCAGCACCATCGCAGACCGCCCAGCCATCGATGCTGTTAGCCGTCAGGCTTTGGTATCAAGCGGTATGACTTTCACCGTTCCAAAGTTGAGCACTGCTCCAACTGTTGCAGCGACCAGCGAGGGTTCAGCACCTAGCGAAACTGGCATGGCAAGCAACTACCTAACTGGCACTGTCGTTAAGTACGCTGGTATGAACGATGTTTCTTGGGAACTCATCGACCGTTCGAGCCCAGAATTCTATGCAGAACTTCTGGTCCAGATGCAGAACGCATACGCAAAAGCAACCGATGAGGCTGTACTTTCTGTACTTGCTTCTGGTGGTACACAGGCTGCAACAACCGCTGCAACCGCCGCTGGATTCATCTCCTACGCAGGTACCGAATCAGCTGCATGCTTCGCTGGCTCGAAGAAAAAGGCTCGCAATGTAGTTATCAACACCGACTGGTGGGGTACCTTGTTAGGTGCTACCGACAGCACTGGCCGACCATTGTTCACCGCTTCAAACGCACAGAACAATCCAGGCGTAGTTTCAGGTCAGAGCATCGATGGCAACATCATGGGTCTAAATGTTTATGTTGATCCATATGTTTCAGCTGCAACCAAGATTGACGATTCAGCGTTCATCATTGCTCCAGAAGCCATCACTTGGTACGAAGCACCTACCACTCGCCTACAGGTCCAGCTCATCGAGACTGGCCAGGTACGAGTTGGCGTTTACGGCTACGGCTGTGCACTCGTCAAGCAAGCAGAAGGCATCCGCCGCTTCAACTTGACTTAATCGGACTGGTAGGGGCTGGCCCGACTGTTCCCCAGCCCCTACCGCCACTTTGGAGGACCAATGAGCAAAATCGATATCGATGAGTTTCGTACCGTACTAGGGGTAGGTACGCTATACCCAGATTCGACTTTGCAACAGATTGCGGATGCAGCCGAGGAACTGATTGATGGCCTGCTCGATTACAATCGTTCCTCAATTACTGCAGCCAAAATCCAATTCAATGTGGCTACTTTCTGGACCGCTGACGATCACAGCTTTTACCCTGGTGGCTCTGTGGTCGTCAGCGGTACAGATGCAACCTTTAACGGCACTTACACAATTACGACCTGTACATATCGCTGGTTTCAGGTCGCTAAGGTCGCAGCAGATACCGAAACGATTAAATACAAGCCCTATGGCACTGTGATACTGGGTACTCAAAGCCAAATCTACGACAGCATCCCATCCGTAAGAGAGGCGGCACTTGCTGTGGCAGTTGAGATATTTCAGCAACGCACTGCACCAGGCGGTACAATTCAGGCCATCGACTTTACGCCTGGTCCACATCGATTGGGCCAAGCGTTACTAAGTCGAGTCCGAGGCCTACTGGCTCCGTACATGGACATGGGCGGCATGGTCGGATGAGCCTAACTGATACTCGTCAAGACCTAGCCGACACTTTAAAAGATGCTGGCTATACGGTTTACTCGTTTCCAAATGAGGTTATGTTTGCTCCATGCATTGTGCTGGTGCCTGGCTCGCCTTATGTGATTTGGCAGACTCCGACTCGTAAAGCAGCCAAATTCCAACTAACCCTAATGGTGGTCAATAACGACAACCAAGCAGCTCTAATCAACCTAGAGCAAATGATAGAAACAGTTTCCGATCTATTGCCTACATATGTAGCGATAGGCGATTTCAGCCAGCCGACTTCAACCGAAATTGGCTCGACTGAATACTTAACCACTGATATCGAACTAGATATCACAATCAACTAGGAGGGTGCTTCAATGGCACTTAAATATGTAACAGGCAGAGACTTGGTACTTACCATTAACTCTGTTTCTTATGCCAATGTGGCCAGTGGAGTTACCCTGACCATCGATAACAACCAACTGGTACTAGAGACCTTGAACGGTCGGGCTTACAAGACCATCGACCAGACCGCTACCTTACAGGTCGAGTTGTATCAGGACTGGGGCTCGACTTCACCAGCTTCTGTTTGTGAGGCTTTGTGGGATGCTACCAAGACCGCTCCAGATACGACCATTGCCTTCAGCTTTACAGCAAATGGCGAAGTCTTTACAGGCAATGTTTACCCTAACTATCCAGTAGTAGGCGGCAACGCTACCGATGCTCTAACGGCTTCTGTATCGCTTGTAGTCGCTGGTGGTACGGTAACCCACTCCTAAACAGAAATGAGGAACAGTGAAAGTTAAATTCATTAACAACAAAACTGAATACACAGTCAATTTAGATCAAGCATGGGTTTGGGTGAGGCTCGAGGATGACTTGGGCCTCACCGTAACCGAAGCACAAGACAAGATGGCTACTGGTAGTACCAAAATTATTACCTATGCAATTTGGCTGGCTTCCGAGATTCCAACTCCTTATGACTCATGGATTAAGAATCTTGAAACTTTTGAGGTGGTCGAGGATAGCCCAAAAGACACAGACGAGGCAGTCTAAAGCGAGATTTGGTCCAGTTGGCAATCCTTACTGGAATACCACTTGGTGATCTACAGAAATGGACTGTAACTGATATTAATACGGCATGGGAGGTGCTAGCAGATGGCGGACAATACTCGGCAGAGGATCGAATTTAAGCCCGATGCAGACGACCTCAAAATGCTTCGACAAGCTTTTAAGACCATGCCTAAAGAGATGCAGGATATTCTCCGCAAAGAGACCCAGCATATGGTTGGGGAACTTGCCAACAAGATGCGGTCAAAGGCTCACTTCTCACCTAATCGAAGTCAAGCCCTATTAGTCGAGAAGTCGATTAAAGCCAACAAGGACCGACTACCGAGCATTACAGCTGGTGGCGGTCGCAGAGTGCAAGTTACTCGTAAAAAGACACCTGGAAGCCCACAGCCAACTATGGGCGATATGTTGTTTGGTACCGAATTCGGTGCTACGAAAAATGGCAAAGGTACATTTCCACAAGGTGGCGTCAAATTCGCTCCATACTCTGGCCGTCAAGGTAATGGATCTAAAGGCTATTTCATATTTCCAACTCTTAGGGCTAATCAAGAGCGTATCCGTAGGGATTACCTAGAGACCGTTTACAAGGTCCTGAAACGGAAGTGGGGTCCAGACATTGGCTAATATTCGTACACTCAAACTCAATCTGCTTGCGGATACGACCGACTTTAGCCGAGGCATTAAAAACGCCACTGGTCAGACAGAATCGTTTAGTAGCAAGATTGCCAAGTCCTTAAAGGTCGCTAGTTTCGCAGCTGCAGGACTCGCAACCGCTTTTGCGGTCGATGCCGTTAAAGCGGCTGCAGCTGATCAGAAAAGCCAAAAGCAGTTACAACTTGCATTAAAAAACACTACTAAAGCGACTAATGCCCAAGTATCGAGTGTCGAGAAGTGGATAACTAAACAGCAACTTGCTTACGGAGTAAGTGATTCTAAACTGCGACCATCGCTTGCAAAACTTGTTCGAGTTACTGGGGATGTTAAAAAGTCGCAAGATTTACTTAATCTTGCTCTCGATATTTCGGCAGGTACTGGCAAAGACCTAGAGTCGGTCACCAATGCATTAACCCGAGCCCAACAGGGCAATCTATCTGGACTCAAAAAACTTGGTATTCCACTATCCGACACCATCATCAAAAATAAAGATTTATCCGCTGGATTAAAAATCGCAGAGGACCGATTCAAAGGAGCGGCTAAAGCTGGTGCCGAAACCTTTGACGGCAAAATGCGGAAACTCAATGAAAGTATTGGCGAAGCCAAAGAATCCATTGGCGGAGCAATTATTACAGCCATCCAGCCATTTGCCGACAAGTGGATGCCACTTGCCGCAACTGGCGTACAACACTTCATCGATGGCTTATTGGGTCAAAATAATGCTGGTGGTCTTAAAGGTGCCATGAAAGATAGCCAAATAGAAATTTTTAATACAGGACAGAAAATCGCTGGCTTTTTCAAAACTCTTAAAGACAATAAAGATTTACTTATGGACATTGGCAAACTTATTGCCGCTATCTTTATTGGAGCCAAAGCTTATGCCGCTGTGGCAGCGATGGCTGGAGCATTGAGCAAACTAAGACTTGCTTTCGCAGCTACAACGGCAGTGGCCGCTACGACAGCAGGAGCAGAAGCCGCCGCAACTGGTGGAGCATCACTTGTGGCTGCACTGCCAGCGATCGCCGCTATTGCAACATCTTTCGGAGTGTTAGGACTTTTAGCCGCTTGGTCACCAAATAAGAACAAGCCTCAAATTTCTAAAGGTGCTATTAAATCATCAGTAACTTCTGGTGCAGCACAACAGGAAACTGGAGTTGGTGCTGGGGCGTATGGTGGTTTAGGTTATGGCGATGGCGGAGCGGCTGGCAATGGTTATGGTCAGGGCGTAGGTGCCCCAAGGCGATTCATGGCCCGAGGCACAACCATCATTAATCTAAATGGCATTGTGGATGCAGAGTCAGCTCGACAGTCCATCGAAAAAGTACTCCAAAGCTCTAGCGTTCGTACCGTACCAGTCCAAGTGCAGGGCAGTTTGCTCTAATGGGTTACTTAACTATTGGGGCTAATAATCTC